CACCACAAAATAATTTACCTACTCTTTTTCTTCTATAATATTCTCTTAATATTTCCCACACTCTTGTGGTTCTTTGTGCTCCCGGAACTATTGTGAATACGCCATTTTGAAACTCGGACATACCACTTCTGGTGAATTTGTCATATTGTTCACCCTCCCAAAATGGAATTAATGGTACACCACTACTATTATAATATTTTATATCATCAGACAATGTTGATCCATATGTACTAAGCCCCTCGCCGTATGCAGTTCCACTAATATTTGTTGCAACAACACTTGTTGTTCCAGCCACATAACTAGAAGGAGAAATTGTGCCCGCCCAACCATAACTAGTATATCCAGTATTAGGGTAATACCAACTAACTAAACCTTCATCATATGGGGTGTCGTATATATCACAACCTTCTTCCACCGAATCTGTTATTGGTTGATCAATTGATTCCTTATCTGTTATACTTCTTATTGTTAATGTATATGAACCAGGTTCACTAAAAAGTACACCATCATCTTGAAATTTTATGGATGTGTAACTTATTGTATTTCCACTACTATCCACTACTGCAGTTCCAGAAAATTGATTACTTAAAGAAGTATTACCATATGTTACACTACTAAGTTGATAATCGGATTGATTATTAATAAAATAAAGTATACCATCTCCACCAGATATTAAAGCAGCACCTAATGCTTCTAAATCTTCACCAGGACAATCACCAGTTGTGTCTGGTGCAAATGTTAATGAGGTTACAGATAATGTTCTACTATTTTCAAGGTAATCACCGGTAATTGTTACACTACCAACAGAGCAATAGGCACTAGAACTTCCACTATTTTGAAGTTCACTACCCAAAGTATTTTCTCCATTACATTCTTCACATTCTGGATAGTTTATCAAGTATAACCTCCTTTGTCCGTTTTCTTGAGCCCTGAATGCCGCTTTTTTTATACTTCTCGCTAATTGTCTAATAGGTCTAAAATCTGCAGCATCACCAATTGTGAACAATAAACGTACTAAAGAGTTTGTAAATGTTAATGTTAATAGATTTATTAAATGTTCAATAAATAATAATACCGAAGAAATTAATAAAGAAAATGTTCTATTTCTTTTTCCAAAATTTACTGGCGGTGTTACTATCTCACTAGAACAATCTTCTTCTTCTGGTGGTACAATTTCTTTAATACCAACATATCTGTCATTTGTAAAAAATGTGCTATTGTAATGAATATTTTGAAAAGAAGAGACTGTATATACTTTATTGTATGTTACCCTATAAAAATAATCTCTTGGGTAAAATTGACCAAAGTCATTATACAATATACCTTTGTTTTCGTCAGTTGAAACAGCGCTTGTAGGATAATCACTCCAACTAGTTGAGAAGGCATATGATTTATCTTTTTCTCCAGAATGTTCTCTAATGTTTGGAACTAAAAAGTTAGCAGTTTTTCTTACTCTTTCATTTCCACTATCATCTAAACTAAAACGAAATCTATAACACGCCGCTGTTGCTACACCTTTATTTGGATCATTGGTTATTTCATTTTCACCAAATTCATTTGTGTATATAAATTCGGAATTCATTGGAAGTGGTAAAACAAATCCACCGTCCTCTGGAATATCCTCATCGATTTCGTATGTTTCTAATATTGGTCTATTTTGTGAATCTTTTTCAGCCCTGAATCTAATTGCTTCAATCTTACCACTCTTTGTTGTTAAATCACACTTTCTACCCATTTTTCGTCTGGGTTGGCAATTTTTATTAAGTGAGTTACTTCCTTTATCGGTATACGTTCCTCCAATTAAAAATGCTTTAGGCTCTATGTTAACCCCCTGATCAGATAAATCAAAATCAGTTCTAGTTATACCAATTTGACACAAATCTAGGTTACCCCAAAAAGGATAAACATCTATTGTTCTATCAAAAGAAACAATTTGTGGTAAGGAATCTAAATCTTTTGAAGCTTTATATGAATAGGTGTTTTTAAATGAATCTACACCCATACCTTGTCTAATAAAATCGTAAGGTCTTAACGAAAAACACCCTATATCAGACAAATCAACATCAACATGTATGGTTTGTTCACCTAATGGGACCCCCCAAATCATGAAATCCCCAGAACTGTTAGTTTTTACTGTATATTTGTAATATTTTTCAAAAACCTCAAGATATTCTTCTCTAGAAAGAATGTCTGTCTGATCTGGGAATGTTCCGGTTGGTTCATGACCACCGTGTTGTTTTCTAGATGGTAATAAGTTATATCTATAACCATCTTCGTTTTTGTCTTGTGCTACTTTATATGGATATAATGATGATATAACTGGATCATTTTCATCACTTTCTTGTAACGGGATGAATATAGAAACTCTAGCATTCGGGACCCCTAATCCATTATTAACACTAATTCTACCACAAACAACACCATAGTCAGCACATAAAGAAGTATATACATCCTGTTGAGTAAATTTTAAAGATAGGATCTCTAAAAGATCATAATCTTGTTTTAACTCTACAGTTACCTTCTTATCCCCATTTAAACTGGTATTGATCCTGTGTTTTTGTATCATATTAACTATAAATAGAAACTCATCAATTTTCCTATAGAAAAAAGATAAGTAAAAAAGACGTTAATATGTAGTCGTGCCTAATGTTTTTACCCTTATTTTTATATCTTTCTGAGGGAACCTGATTTGAAATATTTGGTTAGCCTTCATAAACACTGTCATATCGCTTTGTAGAATCTCTTTTGTGGCTGTATCTTTATATGATTGTGACACTTGTGAAGATGAATATTCACCACCGATCTTGTTATAAGCTCTAACTTCTATCACGTTAACAACACCAGGAACGTTATTTACATCTTTCATTAACTCACCAACAAATAATGGATCACCCATTTTTCTTTTATCAATTGAGAAATAATCTGTTGTTGCGCTAATCACATCTCTAATAACTTCACCCTGATTTTGATTTTTATCTAAAAGTAGGTCAATTTCTAATCCCATGTCAATAACCTCACCACTAACAATATCAATATAGTCGTTAATCATTCTATATTGTGAAAGATAATTCAAAATGTTTTGTTTTAATGTGTTAGATACTACACTTGTTAAATTACCGCTTTGGTCATATGAAAGTAATTTAACTCTTACTTTATTGTCTTCCTCCATTACGTTTACTTTAGCCGGCGCACCATATGTAGCTGGCATTGTTTCAATCATCGATTTGTAATCATTTAATGTTACAGCTCTGTTTTGTGCAGCAAAATTGTACGATACCATCGCTCTAAGTTCTTCTACTGTTGGTTGATCTGAACCACCAACTGCAGGTGTAATGTTTGTCACATTTAAAGATTGTGAAACTTGACTATTTGTATTTGAATTTGGGCCTGTTATAATAAAATCAGAGTTTTCTACGTTACTAATAACACCAACCCCTACATTACTTTCTTTACCGCCGCCAATTCTATATTTTATAAACAACGTACTATCTTGTTTTGGTATTGAACCTAATGATAGATTGTTCAAATATGAAGATAAATTTACTTTTAACTTATCTGTAATGTAATTGTCCAAATTATCTAATGGGTCTACATTACCAGAACCAAAAGTCAAAAAGAAATATCCTTCTGGTGTATATTCAGTGATAAATTTATTTTGTACTGGCACATATTCACCAGCTTTAAAATTAGCCCTATCAGAAACTGAAGTTGTACTTGACACAAATACTTTATCTTGTACTAATGATTGAACTTCATACCATTTATTTGGATCGCCAATAAATTCACTGTATGCTGGATTACCAACAAATGATGTACCTTCTTTGTGAATTACTGCTGAAACACCTAAAACGTTTCTTTCTGGTAAAAATATCTTTAAGAATGGTCTTTGTTCTTGTTGTGTAATAACCTTTCTAAATATTTTTGTTACCCCATTAACAACCGCTTCTCTTTTTACTATTGTATATGAAATTAAGTTGTTATTGTTATCAGTATTAGGTAATTTAAGTCTATTAGGCTCACCTTTACTATTAAATGGGTTTGAAAAATCAATATCTTCTATTGTTTCAAAAATCTGACCTCCACCCGAAACTTGAGCACCTGCTCTTAAAATACCTTCGTATCTATCATCATCTTTATCCCCCTTAACCGGAACATTAATACTAAAATCACATAAAGCAACTGAAGGTCTTTGACCTGGAATTCTTATACCATATGTTTTTGCAATATGAAATAAAGATTGTCTTTTTTGAGCAAAATCTAACATGGTTTCTTGCCAAACCCTATCAATATGAAAATGAAGGTTATCTGAAACCGCCGCATTTAAATCTAGTAATACAGAATAAATTGACGCATCATTTGTATTCTGTATAATATCTGGATAATATTCTTTGGTTAAATTTACTAGGTCTTGTCTTAGACCAGCAAAATCTCTATTAGTATATGCTATCTTTTTGCTCATATTATATGTTAATAATTACAAAGTCAGAACTAGAAAAAGTCCCATTATTTGTTGTGTA